GGGTAACTAGGTTGAGACTCTTTAGAAAGTCTTTCTAGTCGGTCAAATAGTTTTTCAAAACCTAACACCTGACGTGTTAGTAACGGATTTAAATTATACATAAGTCCTCCTTAAAGCAACTTACAAATTAGTGTTGACCTCACCTGAGCATCAACAATTTAATTATAGGGATTTTTTAATAAAAAAAAAGGGAGACCGAAGTCTCCCTCAAAACAAACAAAAGATGTTTTATGCTGCACCCGGAGAACCGAATACACATCTTGGGTCAGAAACCCCAAATGAATATCTTTCTCTAGCTTTAAATCTAACGTTTCCAGTATCGAAATCGCCTTCCATTGAAGTTTGGAGAGGTGTTCTTTCGAAGTATTTGAAACCGTTTGGTGCATCAGTCTTAATGAAGAAAGCATCAGGGTCTGTTAGGAAGTGGTTAATTACATAACCATCAGGTAACATTCCTGAACTTCTGATAGCGTTAATATCGTTATCAGATGTGCTAACTCTTAATTCTGATTTCATCAATCTTTCAGCAACAAACTGAAGTTCTGGTGGAACAATCAATTTGCTACCTTGGATAGCTAATACCAAACCTCTTTCATCTTCATACTGAGAAATATCAATTAAAGCGTTTTCTAAAGATGTTTCATTTAAATCAGCAGGTGTTGAAGGTTCATTTCTAAAAGAACCGCCAAATGCTAATGGGTGGTCTGTAGCACAAAGCTCTTTTCCATCACCATAAGTAACACTTGAACTAAACGCATTGTTTAGTACAGATGCTGACTTAATTTGTTTTGTATGAGCCATAGACCTTGCTAATGCTTTGGTGTATCTAGCACCTAATCTATCATACAAGTTATCTTCAACAGCTTCTTCAGTTAAAGCAAACGCTAAAGCTATGGTTTCGTGGTTGTATCTTGATGTATATGCTTCTGCAGCATTATCAAATGATACTCCAGCACCCTCTGATTTCACAGGGGCATTACCAAAGCCTGTTAACATTACTTCTTCTTCAAAAGCTCTATCGGATGACTCTTGCTCATAGATTTCTTCGTGTTCTTTTTCGTACCTGTTGTACTCAAGACCGAAGAGAGCATTCAAACCGGGTTCTAGCTCTTTTACTAATTGACTTCTTGAAATAGCCATTTAATTATCCTCCTTATACGCCGGCAGAGCCGTCATTGTAGAATGATTGGTTTAGAGAAACAATCACCTTAGTGTTTACTGCACCTTTTTCATTTTCTGGGTCTTGTGAAAATCTTACGACTTTAAACTGACCAAGAGCTGATGTACCAGCAGAATCAACTTCTGCTTTGGAAATACCTATTGAGGTATCACCTGAGGTATAAGCAATAACAACCGTATTACCAACATTGGTTTGACCCAATGCTGATGATGATTGAACTTCATACAAAGCACTTTTGTCATCTATGACAGAAGCCACAATGTCACTCGCCACGTTGGACGATGACTTTAATTTCGAATAAGTGGGTTTTCCTGAGACGGCATCTGTAAAGAAACATCCGTTGAAAATACCTAAAACTTTGTCGCTTGAGGCAGTTGCAACGTCAATTTTTCCAGAGCTTAACATCTTAACAGGGTCGCCCATAAATATATTATTACTATTGTCAGATGCTACAGCATATTCGGATTGACCGTGATTCTGTACGCCTGACCCTAGTGACCCAACAAGTCTAAAACCTGATGGATTATCTGAGTTTGCCATTTAAGTCTCCTATAAATCAAACAATTAATCTTTAGATGGTCTACCACCGAAGGAAACTCTCGATTGCCTTTCGGGTTTCGAGATTGGCATACTTGGATGTGCTTCTTTCATTAGATTATTGTCAACCGCTTCCATCTGTAATTCAGTTTTATTCTGATAATACTTATTTCTTTGGCTGATTAAATCTTCATCTATTTTACAAAGCATTAATCCACCGACACCAATGTATCCTGAGTGTTTTCCATCCTCCATTATCGGCATCTCAAAATTTGGAACTTCTTCTGGTCGCACAAGCTCCCAGCCTTCCCTAAATTTCATTGAGACGTTTTTCCTATCTTCATTGCCTAGATATTCAGCTCTTATCCATCTGTACTTAATGCCATCTGGAGGAGTTGGTGTATCCAACGATGATGCAGGAGCCCAAACTTTTTTCCTAGCTTTGGTATCTCTAGTTTCCGCAGAACGTGGTGTTCTGTTGCTGACGAATCTTCCATTGTTATCTCTTTCAGCCATTTTTTTACCTCTTAACAAATTTTGCGTACTCTTCAAGCGGTACGTTTAACTTTTTTGCCATTGCTACCTCGGAAGGTGACAATCGCACTTCTTTACCTTTAGCCCCAGTTGAAATTCTACTAGCACCTGCAACAGTCTGGGATGCCCGTTGCTTAGTGAACTTTTGAGGGAAATTTTCTTTCAACCTCTTGTCTATTTCAGTGTAATATTCATCGGATTTTGGGTCAAATCCTTCATTCACCAAATCTTCATGTATGGCTTTGGCTCCGTTGGTCATTACTCTGTCTTCACCAAACCATTTGTTCTTCTCAGCCCATTGTAAAGCCTTTTCATCAGGCTGTACAGTTCTTGGCTGTTGGTAGTTTTGTGGAATTGGTTGATTGCTTGGTGCTGCAGCTGGTGCTGCGGCTGCTGATTCGGCTTGTTGTTTGGCCAATCTTAACCTTTCTTTTTCAATAGACAGTTGTGAAATTAAACTTTGAGCCTCAACCATTTTATCAACATCGCCTGATTCATGGGCTGACTTATACAAAGTCTTAGCATCGTTAAATTGCGATGTAATTCTAGCTTCGTATTCTTTTTGATAGCCTGTATCTAAACTGTTGTATTTATTTTTAAGGTCATCGTTTTCTTTCTTAAGTTGTTGGGCGTAGTTATAAGCAGATACTCTTGCTCTTTCTTCTTCACGCCATTTCCTTGTCAATTCATTTATTCTTTTTTGAACGCCTGAATCGTGTTTCTGTAATCGGTCTTCATCAGAATCATCGCTAGAATCATCTGCTTCTAATTGCTCTTCTTGTTGCTCTTCAACTTGTTCTTCTTCAACAACAACAGCTTTTGCTTCTTCACTCATTTTTTCTCCTATAAAGTTTTAATGTCGTCTGGATGTCCGATGGTTCCAATAACATCGTCATCATTAATTATTCTGCATTCGGCATCGTCTTCAAGCCTAAATCTTAGTCCGGAATATCGACCAAATATAATCCAGTCGCCTTCCTTACACCAAGGTTTATCAAACTTGTCGTCTTTATATGCAAGAGGTCCAACTTTCAGGACATATCCTGTCACAGTTGCTGCACCTTCTCTATCTATGGTTTCCTTTACCAATTGAATGCCACCTTCGGTCTGGCCTTTGCCACGATAAGGCAATATTAATAGCCGCCATCCAGATGGATTTGGTAAACGTTCTATAAGGGATTTATCGAGTTTGCTCGGGTCTAATACTAAATCACTAGAATCGACATAAGCATCGTCAATTTTCGAAGTCGTCTTCGTATCGCTCATCATTTCTCCTAAGCAGGTCTTTTATAAAGCGTTCTATAGAAGAAAGACCTGTATTTTCTCCTACTAAGAACTGATAATGAGCCATATCTTTAATGCCTCCCGACATTAGGGTTTCAGAGATGCTTGTTCTTGCTTCTCTAATCTCTTTCAAAACTTTCTTTGCGATGTATAAACCATCCATTACAGGCAATCATATATGATGATTTAAAGTAATGTCAAGTTTGCTTAAATTATTTATCTTTTAAAGAATTGTCCTAAGCCCGCAGCTGCTCCTTGTAAGCCAGATAAAGTTGGAAACTGTTGGTTTAGTTGGGCTCTGATTTGAGCTTTAAGTATTTCCTCTTGCTCGGGAGTTAATTGCACATCGTACAATGGTTCTTGAGGGGCAGGTGCCGTGGCAGGAGTGGCTCCCATTGGCCCCATAGCTCCGCCCATTGGACCCATGTCTCCCGGTCCTTTTGGTTCTGTAGGGCCCGGTTGTGCTGGCATAGGTGGCATTATTGATGTATCAAATGGGTCTGGCAATTGTTTTTCAGGAGGCCCATAAGGTGGATATGTTGGTGATGGTGTTGGTTCTGGTATAGGTGGCAACGGCGGCAGTGTAGGTGCCGGTGTAGGTTCTGGTGGCAAAGTTGGCTCAGGAGTTGGCTCTGGAGTTGGTTCCGGTGTTGGTTCCGGAGTTGGCGGTGGTGGTGGCATTGGAGGAAGTTTGTTGTGTGAAACAACGCCATCAACTAAATAAGTATGAGTAGAGTTTGTAGTAAAGTTATAAACTTTTAACAAATCTTCTGATTCATCTAACTTTCTAATTATTTCAACGCCATCGTCTGTGATTAGCTTATCACCAACTTCTAATTTACCAATCTCAATGTCGTAGTCTTTGTATCCTTGTTGTGATAGCTCTGGATTGTTGGACTTCCACCCATCTTTTGTTAAAAATGCGTGGGCTTCGGTAGCAGTAATTCTATCGTTAATGGTCCATAATTTTCTTTGTGCTTTTGGAATATCATGCACATAACAGACTTCATCTTCTTGATTATCTTGTGCTTTAACCTTGTCGCCAACTTTGATGTTTTCAATATTTTTCTGACTGCCATCGGCCATATCAACTTTGGTACCAGCCACAAAACACATAGGTGGTGGAGTCATTTCAG